AAGAACTTGGGTAGGCAAATCACTATCCGGCTTGCCTACCCAAGACAAAAGCCGGATATTTAGAGGGATAGTTTCTAATGGATTTAAGCAAATTAAAGCCTGTAAAGGCTGAAGAAGGCGCAGTGCTGCAAATCGTTCATCCGGAGACGGAAGAAGCAATTGCTGGCATGACCATCACCCTGTTAGGCCAAGATAGTTCGGTCTATCGCAAAATTCAGTTGGCCAAGCAGCAAGCAATCCTTAACCGCATGGGCAAGGGCAAGAAGAACATTGAACTTGATGCGGAGCGCATTGGCAATGAAATCATTGAGGAAATGGTCAAGCTGACGACTGGCTGGACTGGCTTTCAATTGGAAGGCAAGGACTTGGAGCCTACGCCCGAAAATGTCTTGATGGTCTATACCGAATGGACATGGATTAAAGACCAAGCGCAGGAGTTTGTGAACAACCGCGCCAACTTTTTTCGCTGAAACAGTTGACCAGTTAAGGCTTTACGTCAAGCAATCCGCTTGGCTGAACACTATACCGGAAAAGAAGAAAAAGCCTCGGCGTGAATATGTGAGCAGTGTTTCGCTGCCTCCAGTTCACGCTGGGTATTATTTGATAGCCATTCTCTTTGAGGCTGGGCCTGTTAAGCCAATGCCAATGTCGTCACCAGTAGCGATAGATGAAATTGACTTGCTGGCCTACCAAGCCAATCGTGACATTGCACTCTCATCTTGGGAGGCTCAAGTTATAAGAGAGTTATCCCGTGAATATGCCGCAATGCTTTCGGACGCTTCGGAAGCCAATTGCCCCGCGCCTTATTTTTCGGCTGAAACGATGAACGAAGAACGCAGGAAAAAGATTGCACAGGGCATGAGCGATTTTGCTAATAAGCTGAATGCAAGTAAGGGTGTTTAAGGATTGCTGATTGTGCTACAAGAAGGCATAACGCAGCTTGACAGCAAGAACGGGGAACGGCCTTGGCGGATTTAGCCAGTCTAAAGATTAGTGTGGACAGCACGGACGTTCGCAAGGCTGACGCTGACCTTGCGGCCATGTCCAATAGTGCTGGCCGCACCTCGACATCTATGGACAAAATGATTGCCGCCAACAATCGTATGTCGGCTGCGCTTCAAACGTCAAACAAGGCGACGATTGATGCTGTCAAATATCTTAACGGCCTACAGTATGAATTAGAGACTGTCGGCAAGTCGGCGCTCCAGCTAAAGGCCATCGAAATACGTATGGCGGCAGCAAAAGCGCCGACTGTTGAATTGCAGCAAGAAATCCGTTCACTTGGCGCTCAATTGCTCATGGCAGAGCGCAACGCTGGCAAGGCTACTGGCGGCGCTGGCACTGGCATTACTGGCTTGGGCAATTCATCTAAACTGGCAGCGCATCACAGCCAAAACTTATTTTTTCAGCTTCAAGATATGTTTGTCGGCTTAACCAGCGGTCAAAAGCCAACGACTGTGTTTATCCAACAGGGTTCGCAAATCGCGGGTATCATGGCGCAGGCGCAAATTGGCGTAATGGGCGTTGTTCGCGCTATCGGCTCTATGATTGCTTCCGTCACAATGGCTGTTGTAACCAATCCCATATTGATGGGCATTGCGGCTGCGGCTGGCGCTGTGGCTCTGGCGTTCAACTTCATGGCGGATGATATTTCAGCGGCCTCTGGCGTTACTGTCACGGCTGGCGATGTCATGATGGGCGCTTTTGATGTCGTGCGTAACTTCTTGTCAACGCAAGTCACTGCGGCGTTCGCATATTTTGGAACAACTGCTGGCGAAGTTTGGAACTCTGTTGTTGGCATCACGCGCAAAGCCGTCAACATTATTATTGGCATTGTGTCGTTCATTCCACGCGCATTCGTGGAAGCCTTCAAAACCGTGCCAATTGCAATCAATCAGTTAATGGATGGCAATTTTTCTGGCGCTCTTGCTACCATCGGCGGAAGCATGGGCAAGATTGCGGGTGACACTTTTGGCCGTGACTATATCGGCGAAATCGGAAGCGTCTTTAGTGCCGCTGCTGTTAATCGTGCGATTGAGCGCAAGGCTAAAGACGCTGGCAAGAAGATTGGGCGTCAAGTAAGTGCTGGCGCTACCGCTGGCGTGGCCGAAGGGCGCAAAGAATTTGTTGAAGCTACGCAGGGGATGCTGGCTGACATCAATGCTTTTTTCAGCAAGGCCGATGACGAGCGGATGCGGATTATCGTCGAAGCAGACCAAAAAGAACTTGAGCGGACGATGCAAGAGTTCGACCGCTTGAGCGAGTTGCGGGCGGACGAGCGGACACGTGTTCTTGAGCAAAACCTAAAGACTGCACAAGACGGCGCACGGATGATTGCCAATGTCATTGGTAGCAGCATCGGCGACGGCATCAAGCAACTGTCGGGAGTTCTAAGCAAAAACTTCCCTGATTTTATGCAAAAAGCTGGCAAATCGCTTGAGGGAATTAAATCTGCATTCGATGATATGGCAAAAAGTTTCGGGACTAGTTCGGCGGAACTTAATGCTGGCGCTCAAGTCGGCACGGCTGTCGATAGCGTATTTAAGGCGGTAGGCGTTAAATCATCTAAGACGGGCGCACAAATTGGTGGCGCTATCGGTAGCGCCGTTGGTGGCCCTATTGGTGCTATTGCTGGTTCTATTCTTGGCAGTGTTGTCGGCGGTCTATTCAAAAAGACTAAATCAGCCTCCGCGACCATTTCCGCCGCTGCTGGAAAATTGGATGTTGGCGCGATTGTAAGCAATAACGCGCAATTCAAGCAGACTGCTAACACATTGGCTGGCGCTGTGGTAAGTGGCTTGAACAATGCGGCTAACGCACTAGGCGCTGAAATTACTAATGCCATCAACATTTCAATCGGTCAACGCGGCGACAAGTTTGTGGTTGATACGCTTGGCCAAGGTCGCACAAAGGGCAGTGGCACAACTGCATTCGCCACCGAAGCCGAAGCCGTTGCATTCGCAATCGACAACGCTATTCGCTCTGGCGTCCTTGGTGGCCTTCGCGCAGGGACGCAGCGGCTGCTTAAAGGCTTTGGTGACGTTGAGGCGCGATTGGCAGAGGCTGTCGATTTTGAGAACGTATTTAAGGCAATGGAAGATAGCGCCGACCCTGTAACTTCGGCGCTTGGCAACCTCGACAAGAAGTTTGCTGGCCTGATTGAAACATTCCGCAAGGCTGGTGCGACGGCTGAAGAATTTGCAACGCTTGAAAAATACTATCAGCAAGAGCGCCTCAAGACGATTGAGCAAGCTAATCAGGCTGCAATCGAAAAAGCCAACACTGCGCGTGATGCTTTGATTGAGGCATATGACCGTGAAAGCGAAGCCATCCTGACAACGCTTGAGCGTTTCAAGGGTTTGACAGCAAGCCTTCAAGACTTCCGCCTGTCGCTGTCAGAGCAGCTTATGACCGCAGAGCAAATTTATCAGGCATCTCGTGCGAAGTTTGCTGAAATATCTAAGCTGGCGGCAGAGGGCAATGAAGATGCTATCTCGCAGCTTGTTGGCGTTTCACAGCGGTATTTGGATGCTGCCAAAACATTCTTGACGCCTGACGAATATAACCGCGAAATTGAAAACGTCATGAAGGCGGTTGACCTTGCTATCGTGCAGACCAAGACGCTTGAGGAATATGCACAAGGCCAACTAGACGCGCTTAACGCATCGGTCGATGGCTTGATGACTGTCAATGATAGTGTCCTATCCGTCACGGATGCAATCAAGAATTTGCAGGCTGCGATTGCGGAGCGCGACAAGACGATTGCTGACAGTGCGCTGCGCTTTGAAGCTGCTGCATTGACAGAGGCAGTGGACGGCGCAATCCGCGATGCCTTCGAGCAATATGGCGGCGATTATTTTGGCATCCGTGGTTTTGCGTCTGGCGGCGACTTCGGTGGTGGCCTTCGCGTCGTTGGCGAGAATGGCCCAGAGTTGGAGGCGACTGGCCCAAGCCGGATTTATAACGCAGCGCAAACTGCTGAAATCCTTTCTGGCGGCGGCAATGTGGCTACTCAAATTGCGAATATGCGTAGCGAGATGCAGGCAGGCCTATTCGCGATTGCAAAGAACACCGGAAAAACATCTGACCAACTCAACCGCTGGGATGGCGATGGGTTGCCAGAGGCAAGGAATTGGGCAGCATGAGGATTATAACGCCACAACCTGTAACGTCTTCAACGCTGACGGCCTCTAATGTCGCTATTACTGAAACGCTTTGGACAGCCGGAACCTATGCCACTGGCGTTCAACGCTATGAAGGCACGACGCTCTATGAGGTGATTGCATCGCCTAGCACGAGTGACCAACCTAGCGTTGGCGTTGCTTTGCCTGTGCCAACATGGAAGGTCGTTGGCGCGATTAACCGCTACAAGATGTTCGATAACGTCATTAGCAGCCAATCGACGCGCACCGGAACGATTGTCGTAACGATTGACCCGAACCAAGTTGTCAACGCTGCCGCCTTCTTTGGGCTGGCCGGTAACACCGTGAATGTTGTCATGACCGACCCTATTGAGGGCGTTGTCTATAATCAAACGAAGTCGCTTCAAGATAACACTTTGATTGCTGATTGGTATGCTTACTTCTTTGAGGGCATTTACCAATTAACGGATGCGGTTTTCACTGACCTGCCAAGCTACCTTAATGCGACAATCACAGCAACGATTGATGCTGGCGCAGCTACGGCTGCTTGCGGCGAAATGGTCATTGGGCGGCAAGCCCTGCTCGGCGTTGCCAACTTTGGCACAAGCGTTTCAATCCAAGATTATTCAATCAAGACGACTGACGATTATGGCAACATCGTTGTGCAGCAACGGGCATATAGCAAACGCGCTGACTATGACGTTACGGTCGAGACCAACCGCGTTCCCACTGTGCAAAAGCTGCTTGCGGATATTCGCACGACACCGACTGTGTTCATCGGAGAGGATGACAAACCGGAAACTGTCGTATATGGCTTTTATAAGCAGTTTAATATAGTAATATCCACTCCAAGCATTTCTGATTGCTCTATTGAAGTCGAGGGACTTATCTAATGCCAGCGCCAACCATCACGCCATTGCCAACACCACCATCGCGGTCAACTGACCCGACCAATTTTGCTATTGAAGCCGATGCGTTTGTTGCGGCGCTACCAGAATTTGCGACTGACGCTAACGCACAGGCGACTTATTTGGATGGCCTTGCTGCGACCGTTGATGCGGACGCTGCGCTTGCTGAAGCCTCTGCGTCGATTGCTGCGGGTGCCGCTAACTATCAAGGCGATTACAGCGCAGGAACAACTTATCAAATTGGTGAGAGCGTTAGCTATTCTGGCCGCCGTTATGTCGCCAAGACAGTCAACACGGGCGTAACTCCTGTCGATGGCGTAAACTGGCTAGTCATCAATGATGGAGATGTTACTGGGCCTTCCAGCGCAACTGCAAATGGCATTGCACTTTATGATGGCACAACTGGCAAAATCATCAAAGCTGGACCAGCACCAAGCACTGCGGGTAACGTCCTTACAAGCGATGGCACGACATGGACTTCCGCTGCAATTACGCCTTCCAAATATGAACTCATTGCGACCGTCAACGCAAGCGGCGCATCGACTGTGGACTTCACAGGTCTGTCATCGACCTATGCAGCCTATGAAGTTGTGATGACGGGGATATATGCCAGCGCCGATATTCTTGACCTGCTGGTTCGGACATCATCGAATAATGGCGTTAGCTTTGATAGCGGCGCAGGTAATTATGCCATCAATCATGTTCTTGTAAATGATAGCGGCGGGGTTTCCGGCGCGTCAAACTCGCCCACATTCATCAATATGGGCTTCATCCACAGTAGCAGTTATGGCATCTATGCCTCATTGAAGCTTGTTAATGCTGGCGTTTCCCGCCCATTTGGAATGGAATGGACATTAGGAAGTTATTTAACCAACATATATCATTGGCGTGGCGTTGCGCTTCGCAAATCCAACACCGCCGTCAATGCTATTCGCCTATTCCCTTCAAGCGGAACTATCACCGGAACCTTCAAACTTTATGGAATTAGGGCATGACAACACTGCATAAAAACGTCAACGGCATTGAAGTGCCATTGTCAGATGAAGACCTTGCACAGATTGCCATTGATGAAGCCAATGCTTCCGAGACGCAATGGGAGCGCGTCCGCTCTGACCGCAATGCTCGCCTTGCTGCTTGCGACTGGACGCAGCTTCCCGATGCTCCCGTTGATGCAGAGGCTTGGGCGGTATACCGTCAAGCGTTACGTGACATAACAGACCAGAGCAATCCTTTCGAGGTTGTCTGGCCTGCCGCGCCACAAGCTTGATTAGGCCTCTTTGATGGCTAATCCGGATGTCTTGTCGGTAAAACTTGAGATGCTCCACAGCGATGTTGTGGAAGTCAAAACCGCGCTCAACAAACTATCAGAGGCGATAACTAAATTGGCGCTTGTCGAGCAACAGCAAACTCAAACGGCTGAAGCGTTAGAACGTGCGTTCAAGACTATATCGCGGATTGATGATAGGCTTACAGCCTTAGAATTGGCTGCGCCTAAGCACAAAGAAACTTCCGGCTGGATGGACAGGTTCATTCTTGCCGTTATCGTGGCGGCAATGGGCTTTATCGGAACCAAGCTAGGGGCGCTATAATGGCTGCAAAGGATGAACGGCTAAAGAAGGTCGGCGTTGAGGGCTATAACAAGCCTAAGCGGACGCCAAGCCATCCGACCAAGAGCCATGTCGTCGTCGCTAAGGAAGGCGATAAGGTCAAAACAATCCGCTTCGGTCAACAGGGCGTATCTGGTTCACCGCCTCGCAAGGGCGAAAGCAAATCTGACAAGGCGCGACGTGCATCGTTCAAGGCGCGTCACGCAGAGAATATCGCTAAGGGAAAAATGTCGGCTGCTTATTGGGCTGACAAGGTTAAGTGGTAGGAGCGCAATATGCCGTTGATTAAGGGCTATTCGAAAAAGAGCATATCGAAAAACATATCACGCGAAGTGAAGCGCGGCAAAAGCCAAAAGCAAGCCGTCGCTATTGCGCTGTCAGTGGCAGAGGAAGCCAAAAAGAAGCGCCGGAAGCGTTAGCCCCAAATTGCATAATAAAGGACATAAAACCAAGCGCAAAGGCCGTGGAAAATTGCCCATAGGATGCTTTGGTTTACGCTCCAACTGATAGCTACAGCCAAGCTTGCGCCGACTATCGCAATCCATTCACTTATCTTCATATTTGTGCCTTTGTGTTAAGAAAACGTCGTTTCTTGTGCATATCGCAAAATCTTGTTAAGGCAAGTGTTATGAACAATATCTAAAGTCAAGCAACACAATGGCGCTTTGTTTGCTTGTGTGTGCATGACTGCCCGAAAGGCTGATAGCTATGCCAATGCCACCGTTGAAGATAGACCCTGCTCTCTATAAATACTGCACACCGCTCCAAAAAGAAGTGCTTGAGACAATTGAGCAATATGGCAGCGCAAGGGCCGCGTCGATTGCGATGGGCAAAAATAAGGGACACGCAAGCGATACATTCTTGGCGGTTCAAAAGAAGGCCGCAAAGATGGGTTATGCGCCAGAGCATGACTTCACTCGCCCTGTTCCAGATGGATATGTCGCCAAGGGCGTTAGCACCTATTACAATAAGGAAGGCAAGCCAACTGGCCAATGGGTGAAAGCCTCACTTAGCCAACAAGCCCTTGTGGACGCCATGCGCGAGGCCGTTGATGGCTTCAAGGATGAAATACTCCCCGCAAGCGTTATCGTTGCTCCACAGGCTTGTGAGGAGCATTTGTGCAACCTTTACACGTTCACTGACTACCATCTTGGTATGCTGGCTTGGCATAAAGAAGGCGGCAGCGATTGGAATATCTCGCTGGCCGAAAAAACAATCATTGCCGCACTATCGCAGATGATTGACCAAAGCCCAAAGGCTCATACTGCCGTCATCAATATCCAAGGCGACTTCCTACACACCGATGGCAAGACGCCAGTAACGCCAGCAAGCAAGCACGTTCTGGATGCTGATAGCCGCTTTCCCAAAATACGCCGTTCGGCAATTCGCGTTATCCGCTCACTGGTCGCTATGTCGTTGCAGCGCCACCAAGAAGTGCATTTGATAATAGCCGAGGGCAATCACGACGAAGAAAGCGCTGGTTGGCTGTCAGACCTGTTCGCAGTGCATTATGAAGATGAACCGCGCCTTAGTGTCAGCGATGCTGTTCTGCCGTTTTATGTCTTTGAATGGGGCAACACCATGCTCGGTGTTCATCATGGGCATAAAGTCAAGAACGAAAACCTGCCGCTGCTATTTGCGGCGCAGTTCCCGCAAGAGTGGGGCCGCACTACCCGCCGTGAAATCCACTGCGGACATCGCCACCACAGGGATGAAAAAGAGTATAACGGCGTTACTGTGGTGCAACATCCAACATTGGCTGCGCGTGATGCCTATGCTGCGCGTGGTGGCTGGATTGCTGATAGGGCGGCATGGGCAATAACGTATCATAAAAAATATGGCCCTGTTGGCCGCGTGATGATTACCACCGAAATGTTAGAGGTAACGGAATGAGCAACTTCCCAATCAAGCGCATTGTTGTGCATTGCACGGCTACCCGTGAAGGCCAAGATGTAAGCGCGGAGACCATCAAGGGCTGGCACTTAAAGCAAGGCTGGTCGGACATTGGCTACCACTATGTCGTGCGGCTTGATGGCCGGATTGAAAAAGGCCGTCCTGACACCGCTATCGGCTCCCATGTCAAGGGCTGGAACAAGGGCAGCATCGCTATCGTCTATGTTGGTGGTCTGGACAAGGACGGCAAAGCCAAGGACACGCGGACGCCAGCGCAAAAAAAGGCGCTCAAGGAAATCATTGCCCGTATGACGGCGCTGCACAAAAACCCGCCTGTCATGGGCCACCGCGACCTATCGCCGGACAAGGACGGAGATGGCGTTGTCGAAAAGCACGAATGGCTTAAGGAATGCCCGTGCTTTGATGTTGGCGCATGGGTGAAGCAAGGAATGCCGATATGATTAGCTTGCTTTGGACACATAACGGACGCCGTGCCGCTGCCTTTGGCGCATTGCTTGGCGGCTGCGTCATTATGACCATCTTCGCCGCGATTGGCGTTTGGCTTGTATCGGGAAACGCAACCTACAGCTTTTACCTTGCCCTAGCTGCTCATATGCAAATCTTGCTTGGCCTGACGGGGTTTACCGCACTCTTTGTAAAAAGGAGCATAAAGGCTGGCAAAGACGGGATTGAGATAAGCGATGCTGACTAAATTCGTGCCATATCTGCGCCTTGCGCCTTATGCCGCCATCGCTCTGTTTGCGCTCTTGGCTGCCGTGCAATGGCAAAACGCGAAGCATTGGCAGAAACGCTATATCGCCTCTGAAAAGACTGTTGCGCGTTACGAAGGCGCACAGCTTGCCGCCGTTGAAATTAACAAGGCAAAGGTCGCGCAGATTGAGCGTGACTATGCCGCCATCGCTGAAAAGTCGGAGATTGAATATGAAAAACGCATTGCTGATAACCGCGCTGCTCTTGACCGCTGGATGCGCTCCCAAGCCCGTGGAAGTGATACCAGTAGCGCCGAAGCAAGCCAAGCCGCCACAGTGTCCGGTGAACCTTTGCAAGGAGCCGAAACGGCCATCCTTTTTGCAACCGTCCCCATAAGCGACTTACAGATTGTAGCTGACGCCTATGCTCAACTAGATGCGCTTAGGGCTTGGGCTATTGAGGTTAGCAAGGTCAAACCGTAGCGCCTCATTTACCCGCCCACTATTGACGTTAAACTTGTTCGCTATCTGTTGCTGGGTTGCCTCTGGATTGGCCGCATAATATTCGCGCATAGCTTGAACAACCTCCGGCGTGATGGGCTGGCTACTATTGGGGCGGCGACCATTAACAAACACCTTCTTTTTATACACCGTATGCCCACGCTGCTCTAGCTTATGCAAAAAGTCGGCGGCGGTGTCGTGATTAAAATACCCAGTGTTAATTAATATCTCAATCATTTGCCCTGCTCCTGTGTCGCGCCTAATTCTCGTAATACTTTACGCAAGTCTTTGATGCGGTTCTTCGTTACCCTTTTATCTGAGGGCGTTATAGACATTGTAATGAAGCGACTGCCAGCATTTGTTGCAACTACTAGCCTTCTATGCTTTCCGCCTATTTCAAAATGATGGCCTGTGATACCACTCCACTTTTCCATCTCTTTTAATAAATCTTTGTTGTCGCGGTAATTCATTTGCCTTCCCTTAATGCACGGATAATCTCAATCGCCCTCGCTGATGTGATGGTCTTGTAATCAGACCACGCCCCTCAAGCGCACTCGCGTTCTTCCAGCGCAGCGCAATCGCATAGCTTGGCGTCGGCCTCTAGAGCCATAGCGCAAGCCTCAACGCCAGCTTCATATCCTGCTTGCCATTCGGCTGCTGCGTCTTTGGTCAGTTGCTCTATTGATTGGCGTAGGCGCTCATTGGTCATTGTTTTGCCTTTTGATGTTCATTGCGTTCAATTGCGTTACATAGCTGCCGAATGTGTGCCGCACCGCCGATGTTAGCCATTGATTGCAAATCAGGAAGCGCATCTGCACCTGCATCCAGAAAATCAGCATAGCCGCGAAATAGTTGTAATATGCGATTGCGTTCAATCGTTACACACTCTGCTTTCGCTTCAATGTCCATTTTATGCCCTCCTAATAATGCTAGGGATAAAGGCAAAAATCGGGTAAATCATTATAATGCTTGACCTTATGTGTGATGGCCAAGCCATTGGGTTTATTTCTCCGCAGATATATGCTGCCGCAAGATTAAAAAGAATAAAGACGCCAACCATTCCAGCAGTGTCTTTCCAATCAAACCTCATTTATTTTGCTCCTGTAGTGCTGCTCGTGCCACACGCCGCATCTGGTGTTCATTAAGGGCTTCACCAAACTCCCCATACGGGCCGTTTGCTCCGCTAAAAGCAATATGTGCCAGCGCCCTACGCAGCCGTTCAGCTTCGTTTACATGCTCGTTTGCTATCGTCATTTGACGTTCAAGGTCGTGGAGCAGGTTTTCTATTTCCTCACACAGCGCATCGCTCTGTGTGGATTGGCGCATTGCTGCGAGTGCTGCTTGGGCTTTGTGGCCATAAGATGAAAGCGCATAAGTGGCATCGCTACAAATCTCAATACCGTCAGCCTGAGCCAGCGCCCTAGCCACCCGTTCTGCATCGCTCTGCACAGGCTGACCACCGGAGCGGCTGCCGTCTGTGTGTATGCGTCCATATTCAGTCATCGCTCTTTTCCCTTATCTCAAAGCCACGGGCTTCCAGTGTGGCGCGGAGGTCTTCAACCCAAGATTTAGCGACGGTGTTGTGTAAACCCCAAGCTTCTGCAATCTCACGCAGCGGGTCAGGCTTGGGCTTGGGGATGATGAAGCGGCCAAGATATTCATTGATATGTCCGGCGCGCAATCCGTCGTGTCCAGACCTGTCAATGGATAACTCCACCGCATCGCTCACCTCTTGCCGGAATGCTTCGTGCTGTTCGATAGCGCGGCATAGTGTTTCAAAAATCTGGAATGAGTAAGGCTCCTCTGGGCGCTGCCAACATTCTTTGGCCACTTCATTCACCAGTGCCAGTGCTTTATCTTCTGTGGTCATTTGCGTGGCCCCTTCTTAGTCAGCAGCTCTTGCAGTCGGTCACGCTCCCTGCGGACTTCCCACAGGATGTAGAGCGTCGATGCGTCTGCCGCTATCAGGGCGGCGATTGCGATTTGTTCGTATGTCATTTGTTTTGCTCCTCTTTATATTTTTCTATGATTGCGTCAGCCACCCGCTTCCATGCGTCCATTGTATGTTGGCACGTTGGTGCAAGGAAGGATGCTGGTATCGCGTCAACAGACACGTTTACCCATGCAGCGAAAGCCACAAGTTCGTATGGAGGCCGCTTATCTGGAAGGGGCATTTCCATGCTCCTGTTCTTTACGGCGCTCTGCAAACGTCTTGCCGTCTGCCCCTCGCAAAGGCCATGCGCTGTCCGATGATACTCGGTGGCTCTTGCCCATAGGGGCTGCTTGTGCTGGCTTAATCATGACCATTCGGGCCTTTCTGTGAGAAACATCATAATCATAAATGCCAGCCATATTGCGACCAGCCAGAATTGTGTCTTGCTTATCTTTGTCATCTTATGCCTCCCGTTGAATGTAAAGCGCCTCAGCAAGCAACTCAGCTTGAATGTCGCGCAACTGATTTAACCGTGCGTAATGCTTGTCACGGTCTGCAATGCAAAGTGTAAGGTCATTCGGATAATCGCGGCCATTGGGAGTAACTTGCTTTAGTATTTCTACAACGGAAGCAAGCGCGTCCATTGCGTCACGGCGCGGATTGATAAGGTCATCCTTGCTTGTGCCGTTGATGTTGATGGTTGGCTTAATCATAATCAGTCTCCTAAATGGCGGGACAATTCCCTTGCTGATGCTCATTCTATAAACGCGATAAATCATAAATAAAAGCGTTTTTTTCATAATATACAAAAAAAGACGGGCCGCTAATGCAAACCCGCCCTTTTCCGTTATGCCAGCAAGCGTTGTGGTATCTGCAAAATCCAACCATAATTGATTGCCGTTTGCACAAAACGCTTCTTGTCTAATGCGTGTTGACCTGTTGCCAATTGAGCCTTCAAAAGCGCCTTGCTTGATTGCGCTATCGCTTCACGATGATGTAGCGCCAACCATTCCTGACGGCTACTCATCGGCTTCATATTGCGCCTGTGGTCTAAATTAAGCCGTGAACCTTTTGCCATAATTACCTCCGCAATCAAAATGGAACGTCGTCGTCGAGGTCGTTGTCCCAAGTGGTATGCGAACCGCCGCCAGCTTGAGCCTGTGAACCGCTATCGGTTTGACCTTGTGGGCGTGGGCCTGTGTCAATGCTGCCAACGCGGACATTGAACTGCGGCTTGCCTTCATATTCATCATGCGTCAAATCGCCTGTGATAAAGACCTTGGTTCCCTTGGTCAGACCGCCAGCGAATGCTTCGGCTGCTTTGCCCCACAAGCTGCAACGATACCAAACGCTGCTGGCATCGCGGCCATAGCCATTTTTCACGCCAACATTGAAGCTAAGAACTTTACTGTCGCGGGTGTCGCGCAATTCAGCATCCTTGCCTATGTTTCCCGATATTGTAATTAACTGCATAATTCTTCTCCTATAGTCCCAAGGCGGTTAGGTATGTGTCAAGCACGGCTTGATATTCTGCGCGGTCGTTATCGTTCATTGCCCGAAGGCGGATAACTGCGCGAACAATTTTTGCATCATATCCATGCGCTTTTGTTTCGTTGTAAACATCGCGGATGTCGTCTTGAATGCCTTTCTTTTCGTCGTTCAAACGCTCGATACGCTCAATCAAAAGGCGTAGCTGTTCGGTATGTGGTTCACTCATATTTTTTCACTCCATTTCACTTCGTTTTTTGCGCCATAGGCATAGATAAACTCAATCAGGTCGGACATTTGAGCCTTGGTTAGCTTTGATGTCCTAAACCCTATCGGGAAGGGCTGATTATCCAACCCCATCTCGAATTTCACTTCGTGGCCAAGTGCGGCCATAAAAATGCACTTCCAAACTTCCGGTATATGCGCTCGGCCCTCCGGCTTTGCGCGACTTATGTCCGAAAGCATAGCCCACATTTTTGCGTTCTGGTCGTCGCTGCGCTTGGCGGCGCTTACTACAACCACTGCATCCTGCGGGGCTTTGTCGATAAGCTGGTGGGCTAATCGCCTTTGATATTCACCGCGCAGCCAGACTGTTTGCGTCATGCTGGAACCCTTATTCCATTAAACGGGATAAGATGTGCGCCTTGTTCTATAGCATCTGCCGCATAGCGACATGATTGCTCGTGGAAGTTAAATTTGCCTTTAGTTGTGCCATAATGCTCCGCCCAGCTTTTCATATTTGCCTGACACTCTCGCAAATACGCTACAATGGCTGCTCGCTCTTGTTCGGCTGTATTCATTGCCGCGCCTCTTTTTGCTTTGCGGCAATCTCCGCTGCCTTCGGGCTGGCTTTGCAAAATGCTTCAATCAGGGCCTCAATATCAACGCCCTTCCAGAATGTTTGCTCACCGACCGTGTGTTGCTCGGTGTGATGATTGCGGCATAATGGAACAACGCGCCAATCATCTGGCTTTTGCCCCATCCCTGCACCGCTACCAAAGCGAACATGAGCGCATTCGATTGGCATATCCTGGCAGCCGTTGATGCTGCAATGGAACGACCGAATAAAGTTCAAATGCCCTTGCGACCGCCACCGCGCAGTGCGCTTTGGCTTCTTTGCAATCCGACTAGGAAGCATTTTCGGCCTCCAAGCTATACTCCGCGATGTAGGCTGTTTCGCCCCACCGATTGACAACCTCAATCTTTTTGGTTTTGATTTTATGGCCAGCCTTTCGCAGGTCGTTAATCCGCGATGCAAGGCGATAGATACCAAGTTCGCGCCATGCTTCAAATGGGCGCAATGTGCCTTCCGATTTAAGGTGCGCCAAAATCCTATCTGTTTGCGCCATTATGCAGCCTCCTTCTTTTGGTGAAATACAATGCCGGAAATTTGACGGCGGGTGGCTTCATTCCGCGCATCCTTATCCGCAAGGTCTTGGATTAGGCGCTCAAACATTTCCGGCTGTTCGAGCAAATAATGCTTTAGCGCAGCGCGGCGGTCGGTGATTTCAGCTATCCATGAAGTCCTAAGCCCCGTTGAAGAACGGTCGGCACGGTTAGCAGCCGCCGTTAGCTTTGCGGCCTCTTTAAGTTGTTCTTCGGCAACAAACTTTGCTTCAAGGTCATCTGATTGCCTCAAAGCCTCTTGAGCGGCCTTTTGCGTTGCCTTGGCGGTTTCACGGGCAATGCGGATGGCTTCATCCCGCGCAACAATCTTGGCGGCACGGTATGGCGTCAGCTTCGCTTTAATCTCGGCTGTCGCCATATCGCAGCGTTCAAGATATGGCTTCCACTTGGCTTGCACGGCCTTGCTTGCTTCATCATGCGGACGCTTTTCTGCATCGCGCTCCCCATCGGCAGTTTTCCTTGCCTTGCGAAACTCATCAAGCAACTCATCAAGGGCGGCATCCTGCTCGTCGTTTTGGACGGCATCAACGCCAGCCAGCGTGTCCGACACAAGTTGGAACAAGTCCTCAATGTGCAAGCCAATGGCCTCAAATGGCGGCGGCTGGTTATGGCCTATGCTTGGTTCGGTCATGCCAGTTTCTTTTCTAGTGCTGACTTGACTGCATCGAAGCGGGTTTCCGGCAATTCATTTAATGCGTTGATTTTGTAGTGCTTGCAAAGCAATGCTATATCGGTGCTGGTCTTATCGACCAATGCTAGCAATTCCAATGATTGCTGGTCGCTGATAAACTTAGCCCGTGGCGCTTCTTTGTCTTTGCCTGTTGTCGCCTCTAAAGCGTCATGCTCGACTATGCAAAGGGCTGCCGTCCAGAGGTAGCGGGTGCAATATGTTTCACAAGCGCCGATGTTCTGAATTTCATGGCAGCCTTTAAGATTAGCTGAACCCATTGGGCTGTGAATGATAATCTGCGTCCCATCCTCAACATCGACAATGTGCATCGAAGCCGTGGTTTCTGAAAAGCTGATAACGGCGCACAATCCTACTTCGTTAAAAATGCGAAGGGCTGGAATTACAAAGTCGCCAAGTTCAAAGTATTTGTAACCTGCAAACGTATTATGGCCCGACTTTTTGAGGGGCAATGCGTGGAAGGCAATCCGCGCTTCGTTAAGTTTTTTATGCACTGGCATTGTGGTTTCTCCTTTTATTTGCCAAAGCCCTTGTAACGCATTGCAAGAAGATTAAAAGCCCTTTTTATTATCAACCCAAAGAAAGTTTCACATGACCAATGTAGACCAAGCCGTTGCCGACTTTTACAAGCTGGCCAAGACGCATAAAATCAGGGCTTATCAGATAGCGAATGAGGCTGGCATTACTCGCGTCACGCTGTCCAACTGGAAAAGCAAACGCAACGAGCCGACGCTTGGCGCATGGCTATTGGCTAATGATGCGCTCGACCGCTTAGTTGAGCAAAAACTAAAGGCATGAGGCGTTTCGGCAAATATCGCGCCGTTAAATCGAAGTGCGATGCTGGCCACACCCACGATAGCAAGCGCGAAGCTATTAGGTGCAATGAACTTCACGCATTGCAAGCGGCTGGAGCGATAAGCGACCTAGTGGTGCATCCGCAGTATTGGTTTGTTATCAATGGTCGGCAGCTAAAGCACGGCAATGGTCGGCGCGTTGGCTACAAGTCGGACTTTGAATATACGGAGAACGGCATCCAAATCACCGAAGATGTGAAGGGCGTTGTTGTCAGGGATTGGCCGCTTCGCCGCGCTGTTTTCATCGCGCTATTCCCATTTCACCAGTTGCGCGAAACCAAATAAAAAAAATAGGCGGCGCGACCGAGAAAGCCCAATCCAAACGCCGCCTAGTTTGATGGCTAGGAGGAACCAATCCGCGCAAAATACGCATGGTTTTCGCGCAGGTCAATCACCAACGAAAAATTCGTTTTACAAACGCTTTTGTTTATTTATATGAGGGCGAGCGGGTGGCACTAAACGACATAAAAGCGCCAACCCGCTCTAACAACGCCTAGACACAGGAGGCATCGTTCAATGATTACTACACGCCAAAAAATCATGGCGCAAGGGCCGCAGCAATGAGCGCCCATCATTTCGACCCTGACATTGCCGCGCAGGTAGGCTGCAACGCTGCCGTGATATATCAAAACCTGCTTTATTGGGCTGAAAAGAATGCCGCAAACGATAGGCATTTTTATGAAGGCCGCTGGTGGACTTATAACAGCGTCACAGCATTTGCAGACCTATTCCCTTACCTAACTGGCAAGCAGATACGGACTGCATTAGACAAGCTGGAGGCCACTGGCCTGATTGTAAGCGGCAGTTTCAATCAATCTAACTATGACCGAACCAAATGGTATTCACCGACTTGCCTTAACGAGCAAGCCCATTTGCCCAAAAAGGCAAATCAAGTTGCCCAAAAGGGCGAACCTATACCAGATAATAAACCAAATAATAAACCAGATATAAATAAGATAGAGGTTCCGGCTTGGTTTCCAATGGATGCTTGGCAGGGATGGGTGGATATGCGGAAGCAACGCAAGCGCCCATTAACTGACAGGGCGAAGCAAAGGGCCATCAATAAATTAACGTCCCTGCATTCAGCGGGGCATGACATCGCAGAACTGCTAGACCGTTCGACAATCAACGGCTGGCTTGATATATACGAACCGAAAGGCAAGACAAATGCAGGAAATAGTGCCAAGCCAACCGAACCAACTAACGCAATGGTCCGAGCCGTTATTGCCAGCCAAACTCGACGAACTGCTAATGAGCAACGACCTGCCGACGATTGGGCCTAAATCTGCCGAGACATTGCAAAAGTTTCTAGATGCGCCGCGACCGCCAATGCCAGAGCGCGAACAGGTAGATGTCATGATTGCCAAGCTATCGCTCGCCACCGCGAACCAAAAGCGCAGCGTTGAGGAGGAGGCGGAGCGGCTGGAACTTTACTGGATGACGCTTCGGATTTACCCGCTGGTCGATTTACGCAGCGGCTTTCTGAAATTGCTACGCACCTGCAAATTCATGCCAACGCCAGCCGAGATTGATAGCGTCGTGCAGGCGGAAGGTTCGGAGCGTAGGCGCAGACGGTCAAGGGCAAGCCACCTGTTGCAGATACACAAGCGCGACTATGTGCCGCCACAGGAATATGTCACGGCTGAAGAATTGGCAGAGTTACGGAGCAGCTTGCAAATTGGTCAAGGATAGCCACAGCGCAGCCACCAGATTGATGTGCGACCTTATACGCCTTCAATCTGGTTCGGTCACCATCGACGATATACGCAAGCATTGGGCCAAGGGGCAGTATGCGGGAGCGCCGGAGGCATGGGCCTTGGAAGCTATCGCTCAAGCCAAGCGGCAGAAAAATTAAAATATCGCATATTTATTGAAAAAAACGCTTTTATTTTAATTTGACCTCGATTATAGACTGGATGTCAGCAAGGGGATGTTCCCCGCCAACAAGGAGACTGATTATGGCAAATGTAAGCAACCAAGGTTACGAAATCGAAAAGACTGGTAATCACAAGTTTTACATTACTAGCAAAAAGTATGGTAATATTTTTGGGCCATTTACTCGCAAATCATGGGCCATAGATTATGCAAAGCGCATTGACGCCATAGCTTAATGCAACATGGGCTTCGGCCCCCACCCACCAGAGGCCCAGCCTCGCCAATACGGAGAATTAAAATGACCAAGAGCCTCACAGACCTAGCCCAAGACGCAACAGACGCGCTTAAGGCTTACAACGCAGCATATAAGCGCGAAAAGCAATTGTGGGATGCGTCACGCTACGGCAAGCATTTTGCCTACAACAGCGCCTACATTAGCGACGAGCAGCATATCGAATTACTGACCGAGATTATTGATTATGACGAAGACCCCGCTGGTTCATTGCAGGAATTGCTCTGGCAAACAGAGGGCGACACAAGGGATAACGAAGCGGATTATCGTTATGACGAAATGCGCTCCAATCAATTACTAGAAGGCTAAGGGAATATAAAATGACATTCATTCAGCAAGGAATTAACACCCGCTACCTTCGGGCGACAGATAGGCGGGGCGCTAGTATACAAGCGACCGCATGGGCTGGCAGCGTCATAATTCCCTATGACCATGCGCTTAACTATGAAGACGCGCACAAGGCGGCAGCCGATGCTTTGATAGCTAAAATGGGCTGGGCCGGAAAATTCGCACAGGGTGGCAACGCCAAAGGCGATGGCTATTATTTTGTAAACATAGAGGGAGCATGAAATGGTTTACGCAGATTTAATTCGCCAATGGGCGCGAGACCGCAACCTGATTGAAGGCAGTGACCTCAAAAGCCAATTCGTCAAACTAATTGAAGAAGCTGGCGAACTGGCTAACGCTATTGCCAAGAATAATAGGAATGAATTTGCAGACGCTATTGGCGATATGTTTGTCGTGCTTACCATCATAGCAGCGCAGAATGATATGTGGGTAGAAGATTGCATTGAACGCGCTTACATCGAAATTAAAGACCGCAAGGGTAAGATGGTTGATGACATTTTCATCAAGGAACAAGCAAATGTTTGATTATGATTTTATGCCGGAAGAAAAGGCAGAGGAAGTGGTGCTTGTTGACAGTCTCGGCATGACGCCAAGGCAATCCAATATGCAGCAAATTGAAGCCATTGCTAAAGAGCATTGTTTCACTCTAGAGGATATTTTAGGCCCACGGAAGTTCAAGCACTTGGTAGCAGTAAGGCGCAAGTGCATTGTTATGCTGCGCCAAAAAGGCTACTCAACCACAGAGATTGGACGGATTATGAGGCGCGACCACAGCACGATTGTTCATGCGCTAAAAATGGAAATGGATAGTTGGACATGACGCCAGAAAAGCTAAAGCTTGCCCGTCACCGCATGGGCTACAGCATAAACGAAATGGCAGATGCACTACGCCTATCGCCAGCCAACGGAGGCACAACCATTCGCAAGATGGAGGCTGGCAAGGTAAACATCACTGGGCCAATTATGGTTGCAGTCGATGCTATGCTAAAGGGCTATGACCCGTTTTGCTATCTTGATGGGGATGAAGATGACCAATTCGCATGATTATCAGGTGGGCGGCGACCACTACGCATCTAAAGCCGTTCAGCCTTGGGATGCGATGGAAGCATGGATGTCAAAAGAAGCTTTTGCTGGCTACCTGCATGGGAATTGTATAAAATACTTAGCAAGGTATCTAGACAAGAACGGGGTGCAAGACCTAAAGAAGTGCCAGCACTACCTTGCAAAGCTAATTGAGATTGAGGATGACAGGGTAGGATATGGCAACCCGCCAAAACATAGTCGCTTTAAGGTTGGGCAGTCTGGCAACCCCAAAGGACGCCCAAAGAAGCGCGTGATGCTCTAGTGAAGGCAGAAAACAATGGTTGAGCTATCTGTTGATGATATTAGCATAATCGAAATTTGGCATGGGCAAATTGCGTTACTAAGCAAGGACAGAGTTGCCAACATTCTTTATACACCTAAAGAAGCTGATATGGTTCTCAAGCATCTTTCGCCGTATGGCGATAAAATGGACACATACACCAAGGCTCTTTTTTGTGCGATAGAGAAGGGCGTCGAAATGCTAGAAGGCCATGATAAAGCGAAGGCAGAAACCAATGATTGACGCACCAAAGATTGAACAGCGGCTTGTGGCGGATTTAATACCCTACGGCGCTAATAGCCGGACGCATAGCGATGCACAGGTGGCGCAGATAGCTGCCAGCATAAAGCAATTCGGCTGGACTAACCCAATCCTTGTTTCTGGCGATGATACAATCATTGCGGGGCATGGTCGCTTACTGGCTGCGCGTAAACTTGCTATGGTAGAGGTTCCCGTCATTGTTCTTGACCACCTAAGCAAAGCGCAGCAACGCGCCCTTGTTATAGCCGATAACCAACTCGCCCTAAACGCAGGGTGGGATATGGATATGCTGAAGGCCGAGATTGAAGACCTGAAGCTTGACGACTTCGACATAAGCATTCTTGGCTTTGATGCTTCGGCGCTTGATAAAATGCTAGATGATGCAATCCCTCAAGAGGCTCCAGATGAATTTAAGGAAGTGGACGAGGAGGCGCTAGGCCATAGCTGCCCTAAATGCGGGTTTGAGTTCAATGACTAATTATACCATTCCTACAGTCGCAGAACTGCGCGCCAATACAGAGGGTGGAAACCACAAGTTTGAGGTTGTATCTCTATTCGCTGGAGGTGGTGGTTCATCGACTGGCTATCGTATGGCTGGCGGCAAGGTTCTTGCTGTTAATGAGTTTATTCCTGAAGCTATAAACACCTACCAAGCAAACTGGCCTACAACTAAGATTTTATCGGGCGACGTTCGCAAGCTGACTGCGGAGCAAATTTTAGATGTTATTGAGCGTCAGGCTGGCGAGTTAGATATTCTCGACGGCTCCCCTCCTTGCTCCGCATTTTCCACAGCGGGAAGCCGCGAAAAGGGATGGGGCAAAACCAAAAAATATTCAGACGCAGAGCAATCAAACGTAGAGGATTTATTTTTTGAATATATCCGCATTTTGCGTGGCATTCAGCCGAAGGTGTTTATTGCGGAAAATGTTTCTGGCTTGGCTAAGGGAACAGCCAAGGGCTATCTCAACGAAATTATGCGCGAACTTAGGGCAAGTGGCTACCAAGTGTCATGTCGTATACTAGATGCAAAATGGCTAAGTGTTCCGCAATCGAGGCAGCGCACAATTTTCGTTGGCGTTCGCAATGACCTTTGGAAGCCTGTTTATAATGGCAAGCTGCATCCTAATCCACACGCCTCTATGGTCACATTAAAAAAAGCTTTTGAGGGCTTAGGTTTTTCTGATGTCGATAGGATGGATACAGACATAACGCGATACGCCACCTATAAAGAGTTGATTAAGCTACCCTTAGGAGGGCAAAGCGCAAAATACTTCCAATTAACAAAGGCAAACCCAAATGCCGTTGCTGGCTGCATAACTGCTACAACAGGTTCAATAGGCGCAGCAGCCTGTCGGCATTGGGATAATCGCGCTTTCACTGTTTCCGAGGTAAAGCGCATAATGTCTATACCGGACGACTACATTTTGACAGGGAACTATCAAAAGCAAGTCGAGCGGCTAGGTCGTATGGTTGCGCCATTTATGATGAGGGCAGTGGCAGAAAATTTACTATCTTTGGGGATATTTGATGAAAATACCAACTAACTGGACATTCCAAAATAAGGATGTAGCGGACGGCTTCGACAATCACGTTAGGGAGCAACTCCCTTGGTATGACCTAGCTACATTTACGGTCGCTCAAATAGCGCGGCACTACATACCGGAAAACGGAACAGTATTAGACCTTGGCGCATCAACGGGTAACATCGCTCGTGCGATTGAGCAAACTCTGCACGACCGCTCCGCAGACCTTATCGCTATCGAGCGGTCGAGGGAAATGTGCGACCTTTACCAAGGGGCAGGGACATTGCATTGCGCTGACCTACAGGGCTTTGACTTCCCTAAGTTCAATGTAGCCATTGGCTTTCTGACGCTTATGTTTTTGCCAGTAGACGAGCGCAAACTAGTATTAGAGCGGCTTTTGTCGCAAGCAAAGTCAGGCGGAGCGATTATCCTATTCGACCGTATGGAAGCAGCTACTGGTTACGCTGCGACCGCCCTTTGGCGCTTGACGCTATCTGGAAAGGTAAAGGCCGGAGCGCCTGCGCAAGAGATTATAGAAAAAGAACTAAGCCTAGCAGGTGTTCAAAGGCCAATAGCGCGGCATGAATATCCTGCGGACGCAATAGAGATATTCCGCTTTGGCGACTTCGCTGGATGGCTTATAGAGGTTAAATAATGACGCAAGCTAAACTAACCGCAAAGCAAGAGGCATTCGCTCAAGGCATAGCTGACGGCTTAGGCCAAGCTGACGCCTACCGCATGGCTTATGACGCTGACGGCATGAAGGATAGCACAATCTATTCCAAAGCATCTGTGCTTATGAGCGACGGAAAGGTTGCGGCAAGGGTTGCGGAATTAAAAGCGCAGGTTGCTGAAAAGCAGCTATGGACGCGAGAAATGTCCGTTAAGGGCTTAATGAGCGCCTATCGCATTGCACTGGAGGCCAAGACCTCAACAGGCATGACGGCTGCCGTAAAAGAGCTAAATATCATGCACGGCTATAACGAGCCTACCAAGCTTTCGGTCGATGTGAAGTTTAAGCCTATCACGGATGAAGATTGGCTTTGAACTTTACGGATAGCCAGAAAGCGTTTGTCTATAGCCAAGAGCCATTTCCCGCCTTCGTTGGCGGCTTTGGTTCGGGCAAGACTGCTGCTGGCATTGCGCGTATCATGCGGCTTAAGCGTTACTGCCCTTATCAGGATGTCGCTTACTATCTGCCGACATATCCGCTGATTGAGGATATTGCTTTTCAACGTTTCCCCGCTTTATTTGAAAAGAACGGCATCCCATTCAAGTTAAATCAACAAAAGGCGGTGATGGAAACGGAACTAGGCCGCATCATATTCCGCAACATGGAGCAGCCAGACCGGATTGTCGGTTACGAAGTAGCGCATAGCGTGGTCGATGAACTTGATACGCTGCCCATCGACAAGGCCCGTGCCGTCTGGAACAAGATTATAGCCCGTAACCGCCAAAAGGCATTCACTGTGTCCGGCAAGCCCGTGAAAAACACTGTGGCTGTAGCGACAACGCCAGAGGGCTTTCGCTTCGTCTATGACCGATGGGTAAAGAACAAGGCTGACGGCTATGCGCTCTATCGCGCCAAGACCTCCGACAACGCTGCGAACCTTCCCGCCGATTACATCAAGAACCTGCAAAGCACATATT